TGTATCTAATCCTTCTAGTTCCTCCTGTGTTTCACCTTCGTTAAGTTTACGTCTGGTGAGCCTTGACGCTGGTACCCTATAGGCGAGCTCCGTTTTCGGCCTGTCCATTCCGTCTTGTATGGGTTTAAAAAAGAATGGGTAATTGATGGAAATCGGCACAACTTTATCTGTGAACATTTTCTTTGCATCGGCTCCAGATTTGGACAATATCCCAAACCGTGAATCCGTTGATATGGTCGCCATGTTAACCGTTTCACCTGATGACATGAAAGAAAATCCTGAACGTCTGTTCTTGAGATACGACATTCCATAGCAACGTTTGTCTGCTTTGCAAGCCTCCCAGAATAAGTAGAATAATCTGTTTGATTCCCTAAAATCTGGGAACCCAACATCAATCTTGGACCACTGCAAGTACATGTAATGAGTACCACTAATATAAGTAGGTAAACCTTTATTATTAAACCAGAAACCCTCTTCACGTCTTCTAAATTCTTCATCGATATACTCATACCAGTTTTCTTTAAAATGTTCTGGATGTTTATTCCAATCAAATACACTTTTTATTCTATCTAATTCCTTAGGATAATCTTGTCTACACCACCTATCTATACTTTTATTTAACTTACCCTTAAAAAGCGGTAGTGCTATTTTTAGATTTTGTATTTCATATATTTCACCGATTTGACCGGTCTTGCTTACAATAACTATATCATGCTCTTTATTGTAACCATATTCCCATTTTTTATTTTTGTTATTTCTTTTAACAATATGAGGTTTTATATGATCATCTAATATTCTGTACAAACTTTGAGTATACATCATTTAGATCTTCCTTCTGCAAAACCTTTAAAAGATTTTTGTTTACTACTTGATCTATCTTCAAGCATATTTTTTTCCTCTTCAATACGTGTTAGTATTTCAAAAGCATCAAATATAGCTAACTTTTTTGTTGCAGCTGCGTTCTTTAAACGATCAGCTGAGATGTCGTCGTCTGAATCTACAATAGGTTCTTTAGCTACCTTAATTAATTCCTCAACTGCTTTTTGCCCAGCTTGGATTATATTCAACTTGGTTTTCTTGGTGCTCATACTTAATTACAATATCATTTGATTTCATACAATAAAGCCGTTGATCATCTATAATAAACTCAAACTCACTGTTAGGTTTAAATCCAATTACATCTCCCTCGGCCACTCCCTTATCTTCTAAGGACTTATTACCATATTTTAATATACCAATAAGCTTTTGCTCTTTATCGAGCTCTAGATCGTTGTTATTTTCAATTGGCATAGCGAAGCATCTATCAGCAAATGCTAGCCAATCCTTAGTTCTTCTATATAAATATATTTGATCTATTTGACAAAAATAAAGATTATCTTTAAAAAACTTACTACTATTTACTTCATTACCTCTAACGTTGTAATACCTTCTAAATATGTTATGATGAACTATTACTTCATCACCTTCTTTTATAGGTGTTTTAAAAGCTGTTGGTGTTGATACTACAATAGCTTTATTGTTTACAAACTTATGTTTTTCAATGCTAGTATTTAGTAGGAGTTCTTTACCGTCTACATCTATAGAGTTATCATAAATATCACCAACTGGTTTTATGATAAAATCATATACACTCTTCATCAATACTCTAAATCATATTCAACAGATACTGCCATGTGTGAATTAAATTTCTTCCATGGCAATACCTCGTTGTTTTTCTTTATATGAATATTATAAGAATTGTCTGATTCTTCAAATAAAATATACGCTATCTCATGACCACCATAAACCTGTTGGCCTATAGAGTAATGCATAGCATCATTTTTATAATCAGAACCTATACTGATTTTTCTTATAACAGAATCCATTTTAGTCTTCTGCTTTAACTACAGATAAATCCCCTTCTTTATCCTCTAAATCAACTAATGTATATTCTCCACTAGTCATATCTATATTAATAGATCCATATTCTTCTTCGAGATCTTTCTTAAAATCTTCTAGATCTTTATTAATACCAGCTATTTCATGAAGCAAAGCATGTTTGTTTGATTCTAAAATACCTATTTGACTAAGTATTTCACCTAGTTTAGTATTATAACCTTTTAATTCCTCTAATTGTTTTTCAGTAATTTTTGACATTTGATTTAATTTAATTAATTTATAGTAATATAGTTACACTATATTTTACTTTTCTACACTGGTAAATCTTCGTATTCTTCTTGGTAGTCACTTGGTAAATAACTTTCCATTTCTGAAATTTGTTCAGCGCTTAACTCATCTTTATAAAAGTCATTTGCTAAAACCCATTTAAAATGTTCTTTGATTGCTTCAACATTTTCATCAGAACCTATCTGTGATAGTTGGTCTGGTATCTGTGAAGTAATTACCTCTTTGTGGCTTTCTTCTGTATTTTCTGATGTTATTACGTTTTTGTACATTTTTTATTTATTTATGATTTTAATAATTCCACTTCTTCTTTTAATTCTTTTATGGCTTGTACTAAAATTGGTACAAGTTTTCCATAACTTAATTCTAACTTATCTGGGTTTTCATCATATACTAATCGTAAAGTATCGTTGTCTAATTCTTTAACTTCTTGTGCTATAAACCCAAAGTCTTTTTTACCTTTATTGGCTGAATAAAATTCTACTTCTTCAACTGTATCATCATCATTTACAACAGTTTTTGTTTCTGGTCTATTATCCCAAACAAACTCTCTTGGTTGTAAAGCATCAATAAAAGCAAGTCCGTATTTTAAATCTTTAATTTCTGATTTATCTCTTTCGTCTGAAAGTGAAGTTATTGAAGTAACTGCACAACGTAAAGATGTTATATTTGAATCGCCTAAAGTTATTTCATTTGAAACAGTTGCACTTGAGGGAGTTGAACCATTACCAATAGCAATATTATTACTACCAGTTGTCGCTGTATCTCCAGCATTATTACCTATGTAAGTATTATTATTACCAGTAGTTATATCACTACCAGCTGTTCTTCCGACACAAGTATTATCATTCGCACCAGTTCCTAAACTAAAGCCCATAGACCTCCAACCAATAGATACGTTACCAGTACAAGCGTTTGGAGTAGAACCAGCACCTAATGACCGACCACCAATAGCTACGTTTGAATTTCCAGCATTAGTCAATGTGCTACCAGCTTGATTACCTATATAAACAGCTTCTATATTACTTGTTGTTGTTGTAGATTTACCAGCTTGATAACCTATAAAAACACCTTTACTTCCGATTGTCATTGCTGCACCAGCTTCATAACCTATCATAACGTGATTTGAACCAGTTGTAATCGAATAACCAGCTCGATAACCTAACGTAACATTATTGTCACCAGATGCTAAACTATTTGCAGCTTGATGACCTACTACTACGTTTGATTCACCGCTGTAACCAGCTGCGGACAAACAGTTAGCACCAATAGCTATTGTAGAATTTGCTCCAGAAGTTGTATTAGCTGCCATATAGTTTCCTATAAAAACCGAATTACTTGCAGCAGAACCACTTTCCATAACACCTTGTCCTATCGCTATGGTTTGAGAACCGCTACCAGAACCCTTTCCAGCACCTTTACCTAAAAATACGTTATTACTTCCAGTATTGTTTAACCCAGCTTCATATCCTACATTTACTTTACTTCCGCCAACTGTATTAGCATACCCAGCTTGGTAACCTAAATTTGTATTTGCACTTCCAGAAGTGTTTGAGTAACCAGCTTGGTAACCTATTGAAGTGTGTCCAGCAGAAGTCGTACTTCTTCCAGCTTCTTTACCAATAGCTACTGAATTTGTTTTACTTGCACCGCTACCAAAAGCAAACGCTTGATAACCAATAGCAACTATATTTTCAGCAGATTGAGACCCAGCACTTTTACCAATAACAACAGCGTTTGTAGTAACATTATCGGTTCCAGCATTTACACCAATAACAACAGCGTTGTTCCCTGTTGATGCAAATTTAGCTCCATAACCAACAACAACTGAATCTGTGAAATTTGCTCCATCCGCCCCTGCTCTTGCTCCTATTATTGTATTAAATGTGCCTGTAGTAATTCTTTTTCCAGTTTCTGAATCTCCTAAAATTGTATTTGAATGACCAGTTGTTAAGCTTGTTCCTCCTTGTATCGTTAAATTGTCAATAGGAGTTCCACTTAATCCACTTGGTATATTTACAAAATAACTTGAAATAGATGTGCCAGAGTTTTGAATACTTACATCACTTAATCCATTCAAGCTTGATGCACCTCCGCCACCACCAGATTGTAATTCTAATTTACCTGCCGAAGCGTTATATGTTAAAACATCGCCGTTACTTGCTCCTGATTGTAATCCCGGTATTCTTAAAGATGTAACTGCTGCATTTCCTAAAGTTATTTCATTTGATACAGTAGCACTTGAAGCCTCTGCATCATAACCTATTAATGTAACATTTGAACCTGTATATGTAGCACTATTTCCAGCATATTGACCAACTACAGTATAGCCGCTTCCTGTACTAATACCAGAACCAGCGTATTGACCAACTCCAACATTCCCACCAGTACCAGAAGCAAAGTTTTCTAATGCGTTTGCACCTACACCAACGTTGCCATTTCCAGAGGTAATATTTTTCATTACATTAATACCAACACCAACGTTACCAATTCCAGACATTGCGCCACCAGCACCAGAGCCAGATTGATAACCCATAAAAACATTACTGTTACCAGTAGCATTTTTACCAGTTGAATACCCAACAAAAGTATTAGTACCACCAGTTGTAACAGCATACCCTGCTTGATAACCTATATTTGTATTAAATGTTCCAGAAGTTTGTGAATAACCAGCGTTGTAGCCTATTGAAGTGTGTCCATCGGTTGAGTTATTTCTAGCAGCATATCCTCCAATAATTACAGAAGTACTTCCCGAATTTGAATATCCAGCACTACTTCCTATATGAACAGATAAATTTGCACCCCCAGAAGCAGACCTACCAGCTTGGTCTCCAACACTTACAGTGTTTGACCTATTTCCAGCTAACCAACCAATAGTCACAGCTCCAGATGAAGTGTTACCTCCAGCTTCTGTACCAATTATAGTATTTGAAAAACCAGAGTTTGTTGTTATGTTTTGCCCTGCTTTAATACCTATACATACGTTATTAACACTTGTTGTTATGCTTTTTCCAGCGTCATTTCCAATTAAAGTGTTGTTTGTAGCGGAAGTTAAAGCCACTCCAGCATCAATACCCAAAACAGTATTTCCTTGTGGATTTCCACTTAAACTACCTGGCACTTCACCTACATATAAACTAGCGTTGTCAACTAAACAATCTGTTAAACCATTTAAATCTGTTGCTCCTCCACCAATATTAGCAGGGTCGATTTTTTTCATTGTAGTACCTTCGTAACCTACAAGAAAGTCTATGCTTGCTGGATTTGTTGTTGTTGTAAATTGTGAAAATTTTATAAATGGCATTTTTTATATTTTTTATTATTATTCTACTATCATGTATGTTGGATAGGCTCCGGACTCGGCTATAATAAAATCTCCGCTTTCAGATACTATCTCGTCAAATGCAGTTGGGAAACCTGCGTTTCCTGTTAAACCACGGGGTATACCTATTCCAATACTTATCCCTTGTGCCATATTACTTTGCTGCTATTAATTTCTGCACAGTTGTTGTATCTGTTGCATTAGAAGCTAGTACATAATCTACTGTTACAGGTAAAAATCCACCAGCCTGTAAACCGTGGAAAGCTACTGATTGAGTTGCTGTTGGAGGCAAAGCTTTTAAAGATGTCACTGTAAAAGTTCCATTTGAACCACCACCTTGAGTCACAGTTACTGTATCACCAGATTTATAACCAACACCTGCGGCTGTTATTGTTACACTTACGATAGCACCACCTATAGCTGTTATACCAACTGTACATCCAGTACCGCTACCAGAAGTAGTAGTAGCTAAAGGCCCAGCAGCTGTTACATACCCTGCTCCGACAGATTGGTTTGGAGGTATTGTTGCTAACTTGTCAACACCAAATCCACCGCTTGAACCAGAAGGTATAGCTACTAAAACATCACCAGCAGTTGTATTATCTCCAATATATATTACAGAAGAATTTAAATTTGTTGCTGTGCTTATAGTGTTACTTGGTGTTACTGCCTGTATATCGTTAGTAGCGAAATCAGGTTGATTCCCAAATTGTCCCATTTTTTATTTATTTTTTATTTATAATTGATTTTGCTTTTTCCCAAGTTCTTCCTACGAAATAAGCTCCATAGACTGTAATAAGTAATGACTGAAATATAGGGATATATTGTTCAGCCACCGAAAATCCACCCACGTTACCATCAAAAAAAGATAACACTGTAAATACAAATGTTAAGTATATAAGTACTAAGGGTCGTATATTTTTAGACAAGAAACTATCAGACTTCATATCTGATTCCCAACGACGACTAACTTGTTCTTGAGCATCATTATCAGCCTTCTCTAATATTTCTTGTATTTGTTTTTTTATAACAAGTTTTTCTTCTTCACTAGTTGTTAACTTATCGATGACATTACCAACTTCTTTAATAACTCCACCTGTTAACCATTGAATTATTTTTTTCATGCTTTATCGTATGCTTCCTTTTCCCAAGGTAAATTCTTAGCTCCTTCTTTCATACTAGACCTAGGTATTTTTTTACCTTTCCAGTATACGTATTTTTCGTCATAATCAAGATCACCTCTAAGCATTTGATCTATATGAACCATTTCGTGATCAATAACTTCATCTTCTTGTTCAGGCGTCATGCCTTGTCTTAAGATTATAGTTCCATTATTATTAGCTTTACCAAGAACTCCATCTTCCATACCTACGCGATATATAGGTGTGCTGTTGCTTGAGTAAGGTGGTTTACTTAATTTAAACGCCATTTAATATTTTTTTGGAAACCTTTTATTAAACCAGTCTTTTCTAGCAGAACAGCCGCAGGGGATATTTAAACCCTCTGCGACTTTATCTACTACAGTTTTAATTCCAGTGGCTTTGGTAAACCTTTCTATATCGTCTCCTAAACCTCTAGATTTCATAGTTATGCTACTACTATATCAGTTACTTTTACACCTGTACTATTTTGTACAATTGCTAAAGGTCCTCCTGGGTTTGCAGTTGTAGCTGATATGAATGCATCAGCCCACTCTTTTCCTTTTGCAGTTACAGTGAATAAATAACTTTTACCTCCAGCATAAACTGTAAATTTGTCAGCGCTAGCGTCTCCGTTAGCTAACCCTTGGTATACAGAGTCAACACCCCCGATGATAACATCAGAAAGTTGATTAGCGACATTAATGTCTACTGCTTTAATTTTAATGTAATTTGCCATTGTGTTAAATGTTTAATGTTAATGTTAATGTTAATGTTTGGCTAGGTTTGTACAGTCCTAATCTGTTTTATTTCTTTTTCTTACCGTACATTTTTACAGCAGAACCTTTATGACCCATATTAGCCACAGAACCTTTTCTACCACCAGTCATATCTTTTGTAAGTGGCATATCTTCTGTGTCTGCGTCCATAACTCCACCCATTTTTTTGAAAGCGCTGTTACTCATGTGTTTGTGTATAGCATGACCACCTGTCATACCTGATTTTCCTGATTTACTTGTAGCGGATGCACCGCCATATCCATATCCTGTTGGCATAATTTTAATTTTTAGTTTTTAAATTTTTTATTATCGTATTTTAAATCTCCAGCTAACTTTGAAATATGTTTCTCGTCATCTGTCATTTGTTTGTCACTACCTCCATGATGTGCATCATATAATACATCTTCTTTAAGATACTTCATATGTGCTTCATCATCTCTTTTAGTAGCGTCGTAGTTACCACTCGTAACTTTAGTATGTGCATGATCTTTCGACCACTTAGCATTACCAGTATATTTTCCGTAATGTCCTTTGTGCATGATATTATTTTTTAGATTTATTTTTATTGCAAAAGTTTTTAGCAGCTTCTTTACTACCAAACCCCCATTTTTTTAATGCCATTTTTAATTTCGTGGGTTCTCCTTTAGCATCTTTAAGTGCACCAGCCATACCTCCAAATCTACAAGCAAATGATACTCTTCTTGAATCAGTTCCCTTAGTTAATCTCTTACCTAATGTCTTACCGGTTTCAGATTTATGTTTTTTACGCATAGATCTGTTTTGTTTTTCGTAAGCTTTTTCTTTTATATTTACAGGTGATGCCATATTAGTATGTCCAAATTAAGTCAGTTGTTTTTTCTTGATCAATATCTACATGTATAAAAGTACTACCAATACCTATTCTATCTATACCATGCTCTAGTAATTCACGTACTAGATCAAATCTATACTTATTATCAGTACATGCTATATCAACTGCTAATCCTTTTAAATGAGACGAGGTTAATTTACCACCAACTTTATTATTATGTGATGGAGTTCTATAACCCGATGTTATAACAATTGGTTTACCTAACTCCTCTCTAACGCTTTCAAGTATCATTATTAATTTTTTACTCATCATTTGCCCGCTACCTTGCACATCAGGCGAATCGAATTCTTCATAAGTAAAATACTCAAACATATTATTCACGATTATTAAGTTGCATCCACTTATGTAAAGTATATCCTATAGTAACTATTAAAAGTAGTATTTTTAAACTCATTTCTATCCTAGTGAATGTAGTAACTCCCAATGTAAGTGTATTTATAGAATACAATTTAAAATCTCCAAATGTCATATTATAATCCTTTAGCTCTTTGAGTAATTGGTCCTGCTTTAAATTCACAAGGAAATTTACTAACTTGTAAGCCTGTAATACCAGAACTGCTACCTACTCCCATTGGAAAGCCTTCTTTACTAAGCGGTCCGTCCCATACAGCACTTTCACCTACTTGTCCCTCTAATTTAGGATTGCTAATAATCATTTTTCTTTTATCCATTGTTATTTATTTTACATTAAATGTTTTTCCATTAACTTCAAAAGTAGACTCACCAGCTTTTTCAGCAGCCATTTTAGCACCAATAAAAGCATTTCCTTCTAAAGGACTTTTCATAAACACAGGCGCTTGCTGACCCATAGACATTTGTCTTTGATCTAAACCTCCGTATACTTGTTGCGCTAAATTTTGAGTTGTTTGATTAAATACAGGTTTAGCTGTACCCATTTGATTAGCTGGCATAGGCGGTTGCACCGTCATCTCCACACCGGTTAATGGGTCTATCATTTTTAAAGGACTTTTGTAAGCCATAATTATCTATTTTTATCTTTATTTACGTTATACACAGAGGTTATTAATACCTTATCAGTATATGTTTTACCGCGCATAATTTTGTTTCTTCTTTCGCTAATAGGTACATCCTCTTCACCAAGCATTATTTTATACATAGTGTTAATTAACCTTTTGCATTTAAACGAAACTTTATATATATTATACTTCTGTGTCGTTCTGTTTCTTTCACGCCATACTACTATCCAACCTTCTTTAAGTAACCTATTCCATCTTCTGTTGTCCCAGCTAAATGAATAGCAACCCATTTCAAAATCTTTTTTATTAAAGTAGTCCATACAGTCTAGATATATTAACAACTCTAAATCCGCATCGTTTAAATCATTATTTCTACAAGCCCATTTACGAATTATACGATAGTGTTTTAAAAGGTTTAAGTCCTTAATGTCACTAGCTTCTAATCTTCGTCTCATAGTATTACAACAACGTCTTGTAATTTTATAACGTGAAACTTTTCTTTATCTATTTCTATACCATGACCAGCACGTCGATCAAAATATATTTTGTCACCATTGCTTATACCTACAACTTCATCACCAACATTTAGTACCTCAGCTTTTCTATAGCGTATATCTTCACGATGTATTTCAGCTAATAGCAATCCACCTTTTGTTTTGGTGGAAGCTTCTTCTTGTATTTTTATTATTAAGTTTTTACCTACCGCCTTCATCTATTCTTAAATTATTGATTACACAATCGGTTGAAAGAATAGTTGTAGCAACTGATGCTGCATTTCTAAGTGCAGACTTGGTAACTAGCAAAGGATCGATAATACCTGACTTAATCATATTTACCATATTTCCTGTAACCACATCTAACCCTTTGCCTTTTACCTTAGGTATATCATAAGAATCAATACCAGCATTTTTCAAAATAGTTTTAAATGGAGCTTGTATGGCTTTCAAAAGTACTTCTTCACTTTTTGTTTTTGGCTTGATAGCTGTCGATGCATTTAATAAAGCAATACCACCGCCTGGTACTATACCTTCTTTTATCGCAGCTTTAGTAGCGCAAATAGCATCTTCAACTCTATCAGCTTTTTCTTTAAGCTCTATTTCTGAATTTGCACCAACTTTTACAACAGCAACTTTAGCAGATAATCTAGATAATCTTTTTTCTAGTTTAATAACATCTACAGCATTAGTAGTTGTTTTTAATTCTTTTTTTATTTGTTCTAATAAATCATCAACCTCTTTATTATCTCTATTTACTTGCAGTATTGTATCCATCTCCGTGGTTACACTTTTAACACAAGTACCTAACATATCAGGTGTTATTAGATTTACATCATCACCAAGGTCTTCGTTTATAATAGTAGCACCAGTTAGTAAAGCTAAATCAGATAACATATCTTTTTTATTAATACCGTATGTGGGTGCGTTGATTACATTTACTTTTATATTACCTTTGTTTTTATTCATTGCTAGAGCTGATATAACAGCTGGTTCACAATCAGCAACAATAAGTAATGCTTTATTATTTTTTATAACGTATTCAAGTACGCTTTGTATTTTCCTAATACTTTCAATAGGTGATTCAACAAGTAATACTAATGGATTATCAAGTTCAGCAGTTCTAGAAGTTTTACTGGTAACAAAAGCCATATTAACTAATCCTTTGTTATACTCAACACCATCTACTATTTCTACAATTGTTGTGCTCTCTGCACTTTGCTCCATGGTAACTATACCCGTTTCATCTACACCTCTAAAAGCATCTGCTATAACACTACCTAATTCAGCATCGTTATTTGTAGATATAGTTGCAACTTGATCTATCATATTTCCAGAGACTTTAACAGAGTTTTTATCAAGATGTTTTACAACCTTTTCTACTGCTGACATAATGCCGTTCTTCATATTTCTAGAACCTTCTTGATCTAGAACTTCATATGCCTCTGTTAAAATTGAGTGCGCTAGTACCGTAGCCGTTGTTGTTCCGTCTCCAGCTTCTTGAACGGTTTTTCTAGCAGCTTCCTTTAAAAGCGTAGCACCCATGTTTTCTACTGGGTCTCTAAGTATAATAGAGTTTGCAACTGTTACACCGTCTTTTGTTATTACTGGCTGTCCGGTGTTATCTTCCAGTATAACACATTTACCGCTAGCTCCTAATGTGGAGCTAACAGCCTGTGTTAATTTATTAATACCTTTAAACACATTGGCGCGAGCTTCGCTACCAAAGTTAAGGTTTTTAACTATAGCGTCTGACATATTAGATTTAATTAGATTATATTTTATTTAAAGAGTAATTTTATTATTCCGATAAACGCTAAGTAGTAAGCTATTATAGTTGTCACACAACCTATAGCCCCAACTACTTTTGTTATAGATTTTTTCATTCAAATGTTTTAACGACTTGTGGTCCACGTAAGTAACCAAGCTTTTTTTCATAGTGCGATATCGATGCATCTATTGCTTGCTCAGCTCCTTCTAAGGTCTCACGTCTCGTTACGTCGATCCAAGAATTTTCTTTTTTAGGATCTAGGTATTCTGTTTGGTAGAAACCGTTTGGTAGTTGGACTATACGCCAATGTTTCTTTTCAGATACATGTTTCCAAAGGTTAATTGTTTCTTCATTTACTTGCGGTTGACTACTCCACGATTGAGTCTGGTAAAATAGTGTCATTGGTTTTGGTTTTAAATTACTATTTGGTTTGCCATTTCCCTGGCCGGGTATACTTTATATACTCACTTGGTTTTTTAATTTTTTACATATTAACTGTTAAGCTAAAGTTGTTGCGTCTAGTATTCTATATACAATGTTAAACTTAACAAGCGAATTACCAGCTGTTACTGCAATGCTGTCGCTTTTAAAATTTAAAGCTTGGTTTGCTTCAGGTTCTAAGTTTTCATTTGAAGTAAGATAATAATCTGCTGTTTTATTTAGTATATTTATATAATTAGTAAACGCAATACCTGCAGAAGACCCATAAGCAAATCTTACAGAACCACTACCAGTGATATTAAAAGCAACGCCGCCATAATCTAAAAAGAATAAAATATCTGATACAACAATAATCTTACCTGCACCTGGAGCTGGTATTAATTCTAATGAACTAGATCCGTTTAAAGAAATTATTTGTGCTGCACTTAGTGTTACTAGTTTTGTAAGAGGTCCAGATTGCAGTGTTATATTGTTCGTACTAGAAGAAAATGTAAGTACATCTCCATCTGTAGCTCCTGACTGCAAACCTGGTATTCTAAGTGATGTTATACTTGCATTACCTAATGTAATTTCATTACTAGTAGTTGCAGCACTTGGTTCTGCGTTTTGACCAATAACTATACTATTAGAACCCGTTGTGAGTGTAGAGCCTGCGTCTTGTCCTATTAAAACATTGTTACCACCAGTTGTTAATCCTTTACCAGCTTGACTACCAACAACTGTATTCTGTGCGCCTGTAGAATTAACACTGAAACTACCTTCACCAGCTTTATATCCAATAAACGTATTGTCCGCTCCAGTATTATAATAACCTGATACATAACCTACACAAACACGATTAGAACCAGTAGTATTAGTAAATCCTGCACTTCTTCCTAAAACCGTATTATTTACACCTGAAGTATGTGAAAATCCAGAAACTAAACCTATAAATATATTAGAGTCACCTGTATTTACTCTACCCGCAGAACCACCTATATAAATGCAATCATCTCCACTAGCAGCATTTCCAGCACTAACACCTATTGCCACTGAATTGTCAGGGTCTTGTGTATTCTTTAAAGCCTCAGTACCAATAGCAATATTAGAACTTCCAGTTGTAATATTTTGCCCAGCATAAGAACCTATTAAAGAGTTACTAAAGCCTGATGTTAAATCTTTTCCAGTGAAAATACCTAAAGTAGTATTGTTGGATCCTGATACTCCACTTGGAACAGTACCTATATATTCTGAATTATTGTCTATCAAACAATCAGTGAGATCATTTAAACTTGTTACAAGACCTCCACCTGTAACTAATGTAGCTACATCGGCTAAAGATACACTATATGTAGCTGTTTCATCTGGATCAGATGGTTGACGAGATATAACAATTAGATCTGTATTTACTGGTGTAGTCTTTGGATAAGAGTATATTATTGCCATGTGTTATTTATTATGAATAAATCCTTACTTCGAAAGATCCATTTGTTATAGCAGCATCAGCTCCGGTTGTAATAGTTAAAACTGTATCACTTGTTCTTGTCCATACTATAGGTGGCACTTGAGTGGCTGTTAAATCACTACCATTGTTAAGGAATACTATTGTTTTATTAGCTGTAAAAGTAGCTGCGTTAGCTGTCAATGTATAAATACCTGTACCTGTGCGTGCCCAAGTAAGTGTAGCTGTTAAGTTATTTGACAATACTGTAGCTACT